TTGATAGTCATTATCATAAAATCCAAAAGGAGTATTACCTGGAAAAAATGAACTAGAACCGGGATATATAGGTACATTCATGAATTATGATTTATTATAAATATGACAAAGATTAAAGTAATTCTTAACTAAAGCAAGGATCTGCAACTAATCCAAATGTTGGGTTGGTCATGGTATCTGTGATTGATGGAGAATTTTTAGCTATTCCATTTGGTGATTGGTTTAGATATCTAATGCCAGAGTTGCCTCCTTTATCTGAGTTCGAAGTTAGCATGAGTAATTGTCCTTTTCTTGTTAAACTACAGTCTGATATTTTTACAAATTTTGCTGTTTTTTCAAAAGTGTCTTGAAAAGTAATTGTATATACTGTACCTGTTACACTAGACCGTATTGTTGTTTTTTGATTTGGGCTTCCACTAAAAAATTTATTCATGGTTAAAGTTATGCCAGCAGTTACAGTCACGGTATCCAATACTATTTTATCCATGCCTGTTAATGTTGCCGCAGCGGATATATTTAAATTACTTCCAGTTGTTATTACAGTTCCAGCGATATATGTGAATGTTCCTATTCCTTTATTTACATTTCCACTTATGGTAATTTTTCCTGTTGTGTTAATTTGTAATGTTATCCCTCGAACAGCAAAATTACCTGACCAAGTTCCCGTTCCTCCCAATATTATAGTTGCTGTTGAAGATGGATTAGGAGCTTGAGTCAAAGTAAAATTACCCATACAAGTTAAGGTATTACCTAATAATAACCCTCCATTAGCATTCCAAGTCATAGTTCCATTCACAATCCAATTATCAGCTAAAGTGAATGGACCTGCATTGAAATTTATTGCTCCTAACCATATTTTCCCGTTTGATGTGAGTGTAGATGTTGCACTAATAGTTAATGCCCCAACACCTATTAGAACCATTGCATCAACAAGTGTAACATTACCAGTAACAGTTAACGTTGCATTCATTGTTAGTGTGTTTGTATAATTTGTAAAATCTATGGATGTACAGGCAGAGGCAACATTGACAGTTAATTGACCTGAGGAGGCTGATGCAAATACTGTGTCACCAGCAATAGGCACTACTCCTTCTACCCACGTTCCAGTAGCATTCCAATTACCTCCTCCAGCTGCTATTGTTCTAACTGCCATTGTTTAATAGTCTCCAGCAAATGCGCATGCATCAAATTGATCTGCAGCTGTGGTATATAATGATTGTGTAACAGACATGATTTGGCCGCTTAACATGATGATGGGTTGATCAAAAGTAAAAATTGAAGTTGCTCCAACCACTGTAAGTGATCTTGTTGCTGTTGCTGTTGCTACTTCTCCTATAAGTCTATGATTGGTTCCGGCGGTGTCGGAAAGAAATATTCTATGTACCAATGCAGATGTTATGGCTGCTGTTACTTGAGAATTTCTAAATCTTACTCCATCTACTCTAGCACCAGATGCTCCTGCAGTTACTAGAGTTACTAATGAACCTGATCCATCAGATGCTGTGTTTGCTGCTGCAATTCTTGCTGGTTTATTGTTTCCTTGAATTACAAATATTGGTGTGGTGTTTGCTGCCATTGTTTATTGGTTTTGTATGGGGTTAATATATTCTGTTAGTTCTTGGTTTGTACTTTGTGTAATTGTAATTTCCATCATGTTGTTGGTGACAGTTCTTACAATTTTAATTTGTTGAATACCTATTGCAGTTGATGCAAATGTGGTTTCAAAACTTTCATATGTTCCATCATGCATGTCTTCACAAGCGCAAGTGTAAGTTGTTGGACTGCTTTTGCTTTTAATTGTGTGTCCGTCTGGAGCTACATATGTCATCATCTTATGTAAAATTATAATAGTTAAATAGGTTTACTGCTGCGGATATGTTTCCAGCTGTTGGGGCGTATGAAGCAGTTACTGCGTAAGAAGCACTTAATGCATATGAAGCAGTTACTGCGTAAGAAGCACTTGCTGCTGAGTTTGAATTGGTAAATATTGAACCCGTTACAAAGGAAGCTGTTGTTGCAAATGATGCAGTTGTTGCACACGAAGCTGTTCCTAATAAAGATCCTGTAAATCCATATGTTGAAGTTGTTGAACCTGTTATAGTTAAACTTCCTGTTATAACAGCACTTCCAGTATATGGAAATGATGAAGCATTTGCTACATATGAAGCAGTTAAAGCATAAGATGATGTAGTTGCATATGAGGCAGTCCCAGTTAATATTCCTGTAAATGAACCACTAAATGATCCTGTGTTACTTAAAAACGTATCTACACGAGTTGCTGTTAAAATAGTAGATGGTGTTCTAGGATGTGGTGGAGAAGTACTAGCTGATATTGTGGTTAATGTGACTACGTTAGCTGTTTCTACATGCCAGCACATTTGTATGTAATCCTGTGCAGATAAGTTTAAATAATAGTTCCAACTTATAATAATTTGCCCATCTGACCCAGCTTTAAATGGAAGTATACCTATTATACCAGATGAATCTGGTACATCGGCTCCATTTATTCTAACCCAAATAATTACATTTTGATTAGAGTTGTCAGTGTTTGAAAATTGTGATGAAAATTGTACATTATATGTTCCAGCGTTTGTAAATTTTACTCGAGTTACATCTCCGTTTGAAGCACTTATATAAACACCATTTGAAATGTCTGTTGTATTTAAAGACATTGAGTATATAGTAGTAGCTGAAGTTGCTGGTACTGATCCAGTATCAAAAAAACTACCATATGATCCGGTAGCTGTATTGTATAAGTTAGTACCAAAAGAAGTAACCGTTACATCTCCTAAACCGTTTGTTGGAGATAAATTTACATTAGCTCCTGCTAGTATTTTAGTTACTCCACCATTTGTGGCATAAGTAGCGTAAGAAGCACTTGCTGCTGAGTTTGAATTGGTAAATATTGAACCTGTTACATATGAAGCAGTTGTTGCAAAAGATGCTGTTCCTTGTAATGAACCAGTTATACCATTTGATACATCTAATGAGTATAAGGATGCTGCTGAACCTGACGTAATAATCTTCTTCCAATTTGGCATACAATGTATTTTTAATTGTGGTTAGATACATGCACTTTATGCCAGTGTATATGCCTACTTCCTTTTCAGGCCAACAATTTGTTTGATGATAAATATCAACTTTATATTGATTGTTGCTTTTTACTTTTCTTTTCTTCTTTTTCTATAACGTGTTGCAAATCTTCTTGTTTTTTAGATTCTTCTTGTTTTAAAATTTCTTGAATTTGAAGTAACTCATTTTCAAGTTTAATTTGAAGATTAGCTAAAAACTTAGCATCTGTTCCTTTAATGGAAATGATGTCTAAAGATTGTCTTAACAGTTGAATTTCATTTACTGTTAAATCAATTGAAAAAATATTCATAACTGCTATTTTTGTTGATTAATATATTGGTTTTGTAGTTTAATTACTGTGTTGTATAATATTTCTACATGCTCTCCTTTAAATGTTGAGTTGCGTAATGTAATTAATATAAGTTGAATTTCTCCAGCAGTCAAGTTATCTTTACTAAGAAGTGAAGAAGTAGATTTCTCTACTTCTAAGTTATTAATAATTAAATTATTTGCAGTAAAAGCCATAACTAATTTTTTGTATATTTTATGAATATATGTAAATGTCACCATTATTACTATTAACAAACATGTTACCTGATCCATTTCCTGATCCACCCCATGTTGGGTTAGTTGGAATGGCTGATGAAGCTGAAACTCGAGCTGTTACCACAAATTCATCTGGTGTTAGAGATGTTGTAGTTCCAATTACATCATATGCCACAGCAAAACGACCATATGTTCCTGTTGAAGATGCTTCCAAATAAAAAGCTGAACCTGAACCTGCTGTATTATATTGGGTAATCCAACCAGAATCTGCTAATGTTGATGAACCACTGTTGATTAAAATAAATTTATCTCTAATGTTTAAATTATCAGCATTAGTAAATGAAGCAGTTCCTGCTACTGATAAATTACCAGTGATTGTAGCATCTCCTGATACTGTTAATGTTGCTAATGCTGCTGTTCCAGTTACTGTTACTCCAGCTAGTGTTCCAACACTTGTTAATGATGAAGCTAAAACATTTGAAGCTAATGTTGTTCCAGACAATGTTCCAGCTGGGGCAACAACTGCAGCTGTTGTGATGCCTGTTGTTAAACCTTTAGCATTAATGGTAATTACTGGAATTGCTGTACTACCACCAGTTGTACCTGCAGATGCTACTGTGGCTAATGCTGCTACGCCTGCAGAGGTAATAGTTACATCTCCAGATACTGTGCCGAATATTGATTCTGAATAATAAGCTACTAATGATCCTGAATTGACAGTAAAAGTTCTTGCAACACTTCCATCATAAGTGCCAGCAGCTGATAATCCACTTCCTGCTGTTAAGGCAAATGGAGAAGTTGCTACTACTCCTGTTAAAGCACTACCATCTCCTTTGAAGAATGATGCTGTTACTGTCAATAGTTCTGCGTTACTTCCCGAGACTATTACTTTTTTCCAATTTGCCATTATTTATTTTTATTATACATATTAAAGTTCTTACTCAATTCCAACATAAAATGAAGATGAGGTAAAGTATATTCCTCCATTTGGAGCGGTTCCTGTTAAAATAATAGATGATGTTGCAAGAACAACTACTCCACTTTGAGATATTTGTAGTAAACTGTTGTTGGAAGAGTTAAATATTTGTAAAGGTATTTCAGCAGAAGAAGTCATTTGTATGCCGTCTATTACCTTTAAGGTTGTTGTTGAATTTCTTACTAAAAAGAAATCACTGGTTGTGTATGATGGTAATGATGTAAATGAACCTTGTCCTATTAAAAATAACGATCCTGTTATTCCAGCTGAACCGGTGTATGGAAAACTAGCGCCTTGAGAACCTGAAGGACCTTGAGAACCTGAAGGACCTTGAGAACCTGAAGGACCTTGGTCTCCTATTGTTCCTATAGGGCCTGTTAATATCTGAATAACAGATGTTATAGGTTGAGTTACATCAACATTACTATTACTATTACTATCTACTACTGTTATAGTTCTGTTATTGTCTTGTAAAACCACCTGATTGTTGTCAGGAATAATATTTATTGGTCCTATATTAGACATTATTGGGTTACTTCTTTAGATAATTTTACTTGGCCTTCTAAAATTCTTGTAACTATGCTTCCTGATACTATTTCTAGATCATATACTCCTGTGTCAAAAGTTAGTAGGGAAGATGAAGCCGCTGAAACATATATTGCTATTGAACCAGATGTAGGAGGTGTAGATCCATTTGAACCACTAAAATTTAATCCTGTTCCATCAGTATCTAATGAGCTGCTTAAAGTAATATATACTGTGGATGAGGCAACAGATGGACGAATTTGCATTTTTCCACTGTAGCTTGTAAGGTTAATAGGATTTCCACTAGAGTCTTTATATTGAAGTTCTAAATTTAATGTTGAACCTTGTTCTATAGTAAATGAATATCTACCTGCAGCCATTTTTATATCAGTTGTTTGTTATAAATATGTGAGGAATCTTAATCTCTAAATTCTTCGTATACTTTTAAAATTTCCTCCACAATTTCATGTCTGTGATTTTTCTTTAAGGTAATAATTTTTACACCTTTGATTCTTTCTTCAAGACGTGGAAAAAATCCAATGCCAGAATCTTTTTTACTTTTTAAATCTACTTGTGCTAAATCACCACAAAAAACTATTTTACCACCCTTACCTAAACGACCTAACATCATTTCAGTTTGTTGGCCTGTTATGTTTTGACATTCATCTACTATGACAAAAGAATTTGGAAATGTTCTGCCTCTCATAAAAGCAAAAGGCACAATTTCAATTTGGTTGTCTACAACCATTTTGTCAATTTTTTCTTTATCATATAGTAAATAAAGATTAGCATATACTGGGGCTAACCAAGGATCCATTTTCTCTTTTAAGTCACCAGGTAAAAACCCAATGTCTTCTTTTGACACAGTAGCTCGAGTAATTATAATTTTACTCATTTCCTTTTTAAAAACCATGTCTAAAGCTATTTGACATGCTACTAAAGTTTTACCTGAACCTGCCATTCCCTTAATTAATGTAACAGGATTGTCTAATATAATCTGTTTGGCTAATTTTTGCTCTTCATTGAGTTCTAATCTAAATTTTATAGGATTTTTAGGTTTGGATCTTTGTTTAAACATATTGATATTTGTATCTTCCATAAGTATTTTTTTTTATATTTATAAAATCTATGAAAAGCATTTACTGATTTACCAATGTAAAAAGGTATATTATCTTTTTCTAAAATATATTTCCATATTTATAAATATGTTGCATTTAGATAAAGTTTAAATTTAATTTCACATTTAAGATAAGTATTGTAATTCAACTAAAAAAAAACGTTTTATCAACGAATTTGTTTATAACATGGAGTTTTACATAACGTGTTTAATTAAATAAAATAAACATTAATAATATATTGATAAATATGGTTAAATTATTTATTCCATTCAAACTTTAAATTACCTGTATTCCATGTTCTGTAATATCCGCGCTCTATCATTATTTCATATTCTGTTTTGTTTGGGTCTGCACCTTGTTTGATTAATATGTCTTTTCTAAATAAAAATCTATTGTATCTAATTTTGCTTTTATACCAATGATATCCTGGAGATGTTGGAGTTTGTTGGGTCATATTTAATTTATTATATAAATTACCATCACTCCAATCTCTATTAGCAAAACTAAGAATATAGAGAGGTTTATAATTTTTTATAAAATATGAAAACAATTTAGAAGCACCACCTACTATATTAGTATTTAGTTTAGTGCAAAATCTTAGTAATTCATAATGATTTTCTTTATGATTATTTCCTAAATTTTTTCTTAATTTTCCAAAAGTCATAACTGACATTAATTTATCACCATTATATAATCCTAAGTTTATTTTAGAAATACAATTTCCTTGTAAATGGTTATTTTCTAAAAATAAAGTTGATGTCTCTCTATTTACAATTTTTATTTCACATTTACGAGCATATATTTTTTCTTTTGTTTGTTTTAGTTGATTTATAATTAATGACTCTATAATCTTTCTTTTTTTAATCCAATCTATATCCCATATATGAATTAATTTTATATTTTGTTTATTACATTCTTTAGTTTTCTTTAAGTGATAATTTTTATTTTTATATAAGTCAGAATGATAATATGAACCATTAAACTCAAAAGCTAAATTTAATTCCGGTAAATATATATCTAATTCTAAGCCTGACAGAATTTTACTATCATTTAATATTATATTCTTATTGTAATTTTGTTTAATAAATTCTTGAAATTCAATCTCTAACTTAGATACTCCTTTAAATAGTCCTTTTTCCTTTTCTAATCTTTTTATTGCACTTTTTCTCATTTGAAGTTTAGTTTCTTCAGTATGATGATGATGACCTGGTTTAACCCAATCCCAATGTCCTTTTATATAATCCACATGATATTGGATTTTTTCACTTTTTATTTTACCATTATTTAATATTGTAACTTTTTGTTTACATCCACATTTACATAAAGGATGATTTTCTTGATAGATATATTTTACTATATATTCTTTAGGAGAAATATTTTTATGTTTAGTAGTAATATGATACATTAATTGTCTATTATGCATCATTTTATCATCACATATTTCACATTTTATTATAGATTTTTCTTTTTTAAGATTAATATTAATGTTTTTAAGTCTAAATTCTCCATATTTTTTTACATATGTTTCAGTATTATATTCTTTATGATGCCATCTTAAATGAGAAGCAAATGATCTAATTGTTTCTTCAGAATTACATATTTTACATTTCATGCTAATTTTATATTTAGTTCTAAATATAAATATACATAAAAAAGAAGAGATGCCTAATTTTAGACATCTCTTTCTTTTAATTATAATTTATTATTACAGTGTGTTTAGACCTGAAACATAAATCTTTCCGTAAAATTCCGGACGTAACATTTTCTTAGCGTAACGAGTCATCAAACCTTTACGAGGTGTGAAAGTAGATGGATCGTAGATAAGTGGTGTCATGATTAATGGAATGTATGGAGCAAATACAGCACCTGATTCAAGGAACTGTTTTCCGCGGAAGCCCATCAAAATAACGTTTTCAGTCATATAAGGATTCTTATAAACTGTGTAACGACTATTGATAGCTCCAACTTTTTGTACGCCCATTGCATATTCCATGTTAGCAGCATCACCATTTGTGTTTGCAGCAAATCCTGGGATTGATTCCAAAACTGTAGCAACAGTTGGAGAACATACTAAGAAATTTGCACCACCACGAAGTGTTAATTGGTGAATTTTGTTGCTTACTTTTTGCATCTTTGTGCCTAAAGTTTGGAACCAACCACCTTGTGTGTTGTAATACCCAGAAGTAGAAGCTACGAAAGCTGTGCTTGTAGCATTGATTACTGAGTTGTTGTTTACGTCCCAATATTCAGTTGCAGCTGCTGCGTCTTCAATCAACATATCAAGAATTTCAAGATCAATTTCCATTGAAATGTATTCACTCATGATGTTTGTCAATTCAGCTTCCGCATCGATATTCTGATAAGCGTTCAAATCTTGTGCAAATTCAGGTGTCCATACTGCTTTCAACTTTTTAGTTTTAGCTGTGATGGCTTGAGATTGCATTTTGATGTTGATTTCAGGAATTGCAATTGTAGTTTGACTTTGAGCATTTGGAACTGAAGGTGTTCCTGTTGTGTCTTCAAAATCACCACGTGTGTTGTCAGCTGTTGATTTATTGTAGTTAACAGTTAAAGCTGATGTTATAACTTGTGCTGCTAAAGTTGCTGATGCTGTGTAAAATAAAGCAATTGAGTTTGCAGTGTAATTGTAAGTAGTTAATTCTTGCAATTGGTTTGCTGCAGTAAATATAGAAGCAGATACTCCTACAAAAGCACGAACGCTATCTGGGTCAAAGTTAGTTAATGCAGAAGCAGTTATTGTAATTTTGTAAATTTTGTTGGCTGCAGCAGAAGCTGAATAAGCAGTATCAAAATTACATTCTGCCCAAGAAGCAGTAACAACAGTAGCTGTTCCAGATGTAACAACTGGAAGTGTTCCACCGCTTGTTGAACCTGTAATTAAAATTGAAGATGAAAATTGATTTGTTGAGTAAGCAAAACGGCCTGCACCATACAAACCACCCACCGGAGAAGGGGTTGCGAATGGAAATTGACCAGTTGCATTACGTGTTCCATATAAAGAACCACCACTTGCAAAAGGATTTGCTGTTGTTCCATATTGGAAATCTAGGAAAAACACTAGACCTGAAGGTAAGTTCATAGGTTGAACTGAAACGAACTCTTTTGCTGCAATTCCACCAAATACTTTACGTACTAACGGAAGAGCAATGCCAGCCCAGTTTTCAGATTGACCTACTGTAAAAGTACCACCTTGGCCTGTTGCACTAGATTCTACTACTAATTGTTTTGCTTGGTTTTCAAGTAAGATAGACATGTTGTTTTTGTCTACTTCTGAATTGAAGCCTTCAAGTAAGCCTGTTTTAGACCACTTGGACGCTAATTTCCCTGCATCACTTTGAAGTGATTTCCATGGGTTTGCGGATTCGAGTAATGTTTGAATTGAACTCATTTTTTGTTTGTTTGTTTTTTTTAAATTAATTGTTTTTACTTTTTTAGTCCTGCCAATTCACGCATACGCGCAAAGGCATCATTTTCAATAATTGGTTTTTTAATAGCATTGCCTAAAGATTTAGATGCTGAACCTAGTGACTCTTTAATGGATGTTTTAGTAATAGATACTTTTAGTCCTTCTGTTAAAGTCTCATAAACTAGTTGAGCTTCTTTTTTAGTTTTTGCTTTATCAAACGCTGTTAAAACTTTTATTTTTTGTGATTCAGTTAATGATTTGTTTCTGAAGATTTTGTTTGTGTAAAGAAGTTTTGCATTTAACAAATTGATTTCGTTAAGTTCAGATTTAAGATGTTTGATAACACTATATGCTTCTTTAAGCTCTTCTTCTTTAGTGTCTTCTTCTTCAAGATCTTTAAGTTCATCATCATTTATTTCTGCTAAAAGTTCATCTAAATCAACTTCTTCTTCGTCAGCTGGTTCATCAGATGGTTCATCATATTCTTCGTCAGCTGGTTCTTCGTCAGCTGGTTCATCAGATGGTTCTTCAGCTGGTTCTTCATCAGCATCTTCTTCATCTTCCATACCTTCATGACCAGCTTCCAATTCCTTGTTAGCTACCATGTCTTTAATAACATCTTCAATGAATGATTTAAGATCGTCTTCAGACATGTCTTCAAGACTCATTTCTTCGTCTTCTTCATCTTTTTTAGCTTCATAAAGTTCCTCTTCTATTTTTGGAGATTCTTCAAGTTCAGCTAAAAGTTCGTCTAAAGAAATTTCATCTAGACCTTCATTGTTGTCATCTGCATTTTCATACACGTCTTCATCCCTGTCTCCCCCTTCCATTTCTGAAATTTTTTGAGAAAGTTTTTCTTTTAAGAATGGAGTGAATGATTCTGTTAATGCAGCTTTTGCATTTGCAATTGCTGTTTCTTTTACAGCTTTAGCATCTGCGATTGCTTCTCTAAGCAAGTCTCTGTTTGTTGCCATTTTTCCTAAATTTATTTTTTGTTGGAAATACACTTAATGTGAACGAATGTTCAAAGCGTAATAAATATTGTTTTTACCATGCCTCATAAATTGGGCACATTTGTTATACGTATGTGGTTATTTGTTAAAAATGCAAAAAAGCGTTCCTGTTTTAAGGGAACGCTTAAGTCTAAAGATGTTATATAGAGGGGGTTATTTTTTATTACAATATTTTCTTAATGCTTCTCTTTTATTTCTTCTTCTTCACTAGAACTAGGTTCAACATTTGAAATGTAATTTTTACTCATCCATTCTCCGACAGCATTATTATATAAATTAGATAAACTATTTATAATATTTTTAGAAAAATTATTGTCTTTACGAAGAGTTACAATTTTAGAATCTATATAATTTACCAGATCTAAAATAGATTTATTATCTTCATTTAACATCATAGCCTTCATCTTTTAATGTTTGTTTTAATTTATCTAAGGCTTTAGATATATTTTCAGAATATTTTTTATACCATAATCTAGCTTTGTATTCTTCTTCAGTAATTAAACCTGCAATTTTTTGCATTCTAAAAAATTCTTTATTTAATGATTGTTTTTTCATGATTATAAATATTTATCTCCTTTACTTCTATTATCGGATTTATATAATGGTTGAGTATTAATATAATTAAAACACTTTTGTTGTTCTTCGGAATATATTAAGTCAAAAGATGTACACGGTCTTATATGATCTATTTCCCATATTATTCCATGATTTTCCCAAGTCATTTCTGATTTAAATTGTTGTTCTAAATATTGTTTATAAAAGTCAATTGAACATCCTATTAATTCTATTGCTGAATGATGTTTATTTACTTTACCACCTGAGGTATGGCGTTTAAGTGCGTCTAGATATCTACCTCTAAGTATTTGTTTGAGTTTATATTGTGGATTAGTTTGGCGTTGAATTTTAGTCCAATTATTTTCCCATTGTTTTCCTCCATTATCTCTCCATATTTTATTTCTATTAAATAAACATGCTTTGCATTCTCCACTAACACCAAATCTACCTCCTTTTTGTTTATTAAATTTAATTAACAATAATTCTTGTTTACAACAAGTGCATATTTTATGTCCTTCTTTTAGATTTTCTTTTAAACGAGGAGATTTTTTAGTATGATAGTGTTTATCATGATGAGTATGACAGCAATTTCTACATTCACGTTGATAACCATCTTTACGATTTTTGTTTTTATTAAACTCAGTTAATTCTTTAATTTTATTACAAGTAGGACAAAGTTTTAGCATATCTATATTTTATTATAAATATGCCAAAGATTTTGAAAAATTATGTTACTTTAAAAAATTGGACAATTACCGTTTGAACAAAGTATTTCAGTCAATATTGAGTTAACTTTAGAATATGGATTAATAGAAGAAGATAAAACTTCGTTTATTTGTCCTACTGGGTACATCCATGAGCCTGGATTTGAAGGAGTGGAAACAAAGTCAAAAGCTAATAAGTCAAAGTCGTCTTGCACTTCTAACACTTCACCAACTTGTTTTAAACTTCCCATTCCACGAGATGATACTCCTACTTTAATTCCTGCTCCTATAAGTGCTTTTAAAATGTTTCCTGATGGTGTAGGTAAAAGTTCAATTGTACCCACTACATTGTCTCCGTCCCACCATATTTTGTTAATGTTATGAGATACATTTTTTAAGTTGATTACTTGGGAATCTGGATGGTCTAGTTCACCACATGCTCTTCTTTCTTTTACAAGAACATTGTATTTTTCTAATTCACGTTCCCACAATTCTTTTGAATAGTATCTTCCGTTGCCATTTTTAACTTCAACAGTTGCTAAAATGCCTTCAACTAATGGATTTCCACTTGTGCTCTTACCTTCAGTAAGAGTTATTGGTGACACATTAAATGGAAGAGTTTCTATTAGTAGTGATTTCATGTTTATTTTATATTATATTTGGATATAAATCCTTCTATTAATTTAATAAAGTCTTTTAAATTAATAATTAAAGAATCAGTTAAATGAGGATATTTGTTTATATATTCTAACCCTAAATCTAAATAATCACTAATGCATTTTATAAGAATATCTTTATAATCTTTATATAAATTAGGTTTTATATCTTTAATTTTTTCTAATAAGGAAGAAATTTGATTTTCCAGATTTTTTATTTCTTCAAACTTATTCATTTAAAATCTTCTTTAGCTTTTTTTAATAAATTTGAAACTCCGTTAATTATATTTTGTCCTTTTACTTCTTTAGACTCATTTAATTCTTCTTTAATTAATTTAGCAATTACAGAGCGAAGTTTTTGTTCTTCTATAGGTTCACCTAAATTTGGATCAGTATCTTGATTCATTAAAAATTGTTTTGCTTCTTTTTCAGACTCAAATGGTTTTTCTTTAATTCCATCTATTGTACGGTAAGTAACAATCCAAAATCTTCCTTCAGGTGTAATACTGCTAATTTCATTATGACCTAAATTTTCTTGCAACTTCATTTTCTTTTCAGCACCAGGCATTTTCATTTTTTTAACACCAGCTGAATTTTGAGGAGTTGTCGTCATTTCTTTAACTTTTTTAGGCATAGAATCTTTTGCTTCTTGATCGCCTAATGAGTCTTTAACGTTTGCTTTTACTTTTATTTCTTTGTCAATGTCACCATATCCACTTGATTTATGTTTGCCTTTTGCTTCTTTAGGCTCGCCTAAACCAGGAGCTTCAGTTGTGTAACCAACTCCTTTAATGCCAAAATTTCCACTTTTAGTGTAAAACAATGGATCTTTAGCTAGGTTTTTTACTGCCACTTCTTTAAGTTCATCTCCAGTTTTACCAGCGTTTTTAACATCGCCTAATTCTGCTAAATATCCTTTTAATATTTCATTAAAGTTGATGTTGTCAGTATTTTTTACATTTGAAGGCTGATATGCATTTTTGTTAGCGTCTGCTGCTTCTTTAGACACAGCTTTTTCTTCTGCCTTAACTTCAGCTTCAAAAATTTGTTTCCACTTGGTAATGTTAAATCCTTTAGTAACAACACCACCAACAGCTTCATTGATGATTTGTTTAGATTTAAGCACATTTACTGATGTATTAAAATCAGAATATTGGTTTAAATATTGTGGGAATAAAAATCTTGCTTGTTTTAAGAATTGAACTTTGTTTCCTTTACCATTTTTAATAGCGTTAAATTGTTCTTGTAGTGTTGTCATGTTATTGTTTTTCTTTAAATAATGTTATTAAGTCATCTAAATAATCTATAGCTAAATCTGTGCCATATTTAACTTGAAAATCTGGAGATATTTTATAGTACTCCATTGTTTCTTCTTTGGATTTTTTAAGTAGGGGCAATAAAATATTTAATTTATCTTCTATTTTGTCAAAATCTCCTACTCTATTACCTATGAATTGTTTTAATGCTGGTTCTTGTATGTTTAATGAATCAACATATTGTGATTGTTCTTCTTTTAATTTCTTTTTCCACAAATCTACATGTTCAACAGTTTTAGATTGTTTATGAAGTTTTTTAACATCTACTGGCTTCCATCCTAATTTGTAGTAATAAATATTTTGAGCTCCTTTAGCTCCTTTTTTAGGATTGAAAGCATATGGTGTTGCATATTGAGCTCCTTCACCTGGTGTAAAATGACCAGCTCCTGCTCCTCCTGTTGCGCTCATTTCTTTTAAACGCTTGCGAACAAGTTCTTTAACTTCTTCTTCATTTATAGATTGTAGTGCATTATATTGTTTTGGATAATTACTACGAAGATGTGTTCTAAATTGATTCCATACATATCCTAAACCCTTAAATATTTCTCTAAATTTGTCGTCTTTTTTAATTTCATCATGAGTTATAAAAGTTTTATAATCTTTAATAAGATTTCTAAAAGTTTTAAATATTAAGGTATAATTAGCCTTATACTCAATATCCCAAGATACAGTACCAGTTGTTGGATCTACTTCTGGTTTAGAAGATTTAAATCCGTCTGTTTCATCGTTACCGTTTTCCATTAACTTGTTTTAGTTCTTCAAGTAAATCACAATATTGTAATAGGTTTACTATATGATCATTAGTAACTTTATCGTTTTTTCCCAATTGATTTAGAAGATTTTTTATAGTTTCTTCCAATTTAATTTTTACAACTTCATTTTTAGTGGTTTTGTTTAAGACAATAATGTCTTTTTTAATTTCACTAATTGTAATATTGTAGAAATCTTTTAATTTAGATGGATTGTCTACACTGTTGATGTATTCTTTAAGAATAGATTTTTTACTAGTACTAAAATCAGAATACTTGTCATTAAATTTATCAAGTAATATTTTGTAAGTTAAAATGCGAGTGTCTTTATCATATTTAGAAAATTCTTCAATTATAGTTTCTGTTTTATTTTCTTTTTTAGAAGCAGTAAAAGTTAAATGTTCTAATATAACTAATTTGTTGTCAATAACTTGTTCTGTAGAAATAGATTTGTTACCGTATGATTCAATTAAAGTGTATAATGATGCTTGAGCTTTGTAGTTGTGAAGTTTGGTTTTGAAGAATTCTTCTAAATTGTAATGTTCTTTAATTTCTTTAATTAAATTGTATTTTTGTCTTTTAAGAGATGACTTATTTAATTGTTTAGAAGTTTCTAAAACTGTATTTAATATTATGTTGGCTTTACCTTCTGTTAAGTTAGTGCGCTTTAGTAAACTTTCATACAACTTATATTCGCGACCTAGTTCAGTTTTATTGAAATATTTTTTTAAAATATTGGTGGCTTTTGAGTCTTTACCTGACAATGTATCTGATGTAATTTGGCGGACTAAAAGTTCAAAAAGGATACCAGTGTTTTTATATTTTGAATGAGAAATTTTCATTAATTATATTTTTATCAATGTTAGATTATTTCTAGTTTTATGAGTCTTTGATGATAGTATATTAGAAATATGACCAGACGACATTTTTAATATTTTAGAGGCTTCAGTTAGACTATTAAATATAATATCTAATTCAATACATTTTACTTTAATTTTTTTATTATTTGCTGCTTCTTGAATTTTTATAGTATGTTCTTTTGATTTTTTTACTCCTAATTTAGAACCTGCTTTTCCTTTTAAATATAAATAATCTCTATTTTCGTGAGATTTTTTCATATTTATTTTAGCTATTATAGATTTTGGTTTTTGTTTTTTAATTTTAGTTAAATTTGTATCTTTTCTACCCCATTGTCCTTCACCACCATCAGTAAAATTAACTAATATTCCTGTTTCTAAATCTTTACGACCATAAAATTTTATAAAAAATTTTTCTTTTTTACAAGCTTCTTCCCAAGTTAAATTTTCTAACATAATTTCCACTTTATATCCAATTTTATAAACTATATCTTTCCATGAATATGATCTTCCTTTTTTATTATAAGCTCGCATATGTTTTTCATCACTTCCTATACCTATATAAAAAGGTTCATTTTTATCTAATCTAATATGTCTATATAAATAAGCCATTTTGTTATAAATATATAAGAATTTTTAATCTCGCAATTGAGATTCATCTAAAAGTGATTCCTTTGACTTATCAGATTGAAATACTAATTTTTTCTCTATTTCTATTAAAAATTGCTTATTTTTTAAATAAATATTTTCAGTTAATGCTTTGCTGTTGTAACCAGGCTGATCATCGTTTTTCATATCTTGTTTGCCCAATCTGTCTCTACCAAATACATTTTGTTGTGTGTTGATATTTGACGCTTTTTCTTTAGGTCGGCCTAATGGTATATTTTCATTGTAACCGCTAGGCACATTTCCTGGATCTGATGTTAGACGAGATTTACCATATAGTGAAGCTAAATCATGTGGTGTACCGTAAGATTTGCCAGTTTCTAATGGATCATTTCCTTCTTCAGTTAATTGACCTAGTCTAAATTTACGTTTAGCATCTTGGTTAATAAGTTCTCTATACTCGTCAAATTGATCTTCACTAAAGTGGAAAATGTTATGGTAAATCCAATCTGTAGGCAACAATTGGGCATCCATAATTTCTTTAGCTAATGAAACTTTTTCCTTCATTAATGCAATCCTTTCTTGATCATATATAATAGATGGAGTAGTTAGTGAAAGTTCAAAATTAGTTAATGTTTCACCTCTGTATCCCTGAGTGTATAAATGTACCAATGCTATTTTTTGCAATTCAGACAATATAATGCGTTGTAATCTATCAATTGTGCGAGCAAATCGAATGTCCTCAGCAGCTAATGTTGCTTTACCTGACAAATCTTTCTCATATCCCATAAAGGCTTTAGGAACTTTAAGAGCAGCAAATAATTTATCTCTTAAGTAAATTACATCTTCCATTCCTGTGTAGTCTAAACCTTTGGTGGTTTCTATTTTTGTTGATGTATCATTTCCTCTAATTGGAATGTAAAAATCCTCCAACATGTTTTGCATGTTGTATTTTAAGTTATATTCACCTGTATTTTGATCAATGTAAGGAGTTTTTTTCATTGTGCTAATCGTCTTCTTCATAAAGTTTTCTACTTCATTAGGAGGAATAGCACCAACATTAATGTAAAAAATACGTTTTTCAGGAGCTCTAGATATTCTATGAATTAACATAGCATCTTCCATCAATGAATATTGCTTAAATAATTTACGAGCTGGTTCAATGTATGAACGACCATAAGGTAAATAATTTACATCTGTTAGTAATCTAAAATGAGATATTTCATAATTGTCAAAATATATTCCTGCTGCATCTTTATTTGTTTGATTTGGAGCAGAATATGTTCCTCCATTAGCATAACCATCCATGTTAAATTTAAATCTTATTGCTGATGGATTTTCTGTGTCGTATCCTTCTTGACGTTCAATGTGATAGGCATTGTATGGTATGATATTGTACACCCCAAATTTTTCAGAAATTTCTAATTTTAAAAAGAAATCTCCATATTTACACATTTGTCTAACCCAAGACCATAAGTTAAATTCAATGTTTAAAACATCATAAAATAAATTATACAATATTTTTTGAACATCTTCATCTGAGCTGCGAATTTGCAATACTTCACCCATTTCACTTTTTAAAGAACATTCATCAGACACAATGTCTAAAGCAGAGGCAATGATAGCATCTGTGTCCATAACATCATAGTCTGAGTATAGTTGAGTTCTTAAATATTGATAGTTAGCATTTAGTTGTTGTCCAAAAAGTGAAGTGCTGCTGTTGGATGAATAAATTCTATCGTATCTATCAATTAAAGAATTTGTTTCATATTTTCCACTTCTTTGAATTGAGTCAATGTCAATTACTTTAATTTGATTGCCACCTTCATTACGTATGATAACATCCGTTGAAAATAGTCTTTTTAGTCTGGTAAATACACTGGTGTCTGCCATAGTTTTTGTTTTTATTTAGTCAAGTAACCAACTAATGTCTTCACTTTCTCCATTTACTTTAAAAGCATATGGATTATCTACTCCAGAAGCAAAATATGCTCCTTGATAGTCAGCTGGTCTTTGAATGCCGTTTAATGTTGCTTTAGTTAATTCTATTCCTTGTTGTTTATATTTTAATGCTGTGTCTCTAACAAACATAGCAATGTTAAAAGACATAATTAAATCATCATTATATCCTGACTGTGCTTCTGCTCTTCCATTTTTCCAAATGAATATTTTCATTTCTTCTATTAAACGTTTTGAACGAATAATGACACTATGATCTCCTAAATATTCTCTTCCTTTGTTAATGGCTAAAGGACGTGTTCTTAAAGACATTGTAAAACCAGGAATCATGCTGGCATTATTTTCATATTTAGTAAAATATGAATCAGCTGTTATAACATTACTTTTAGGTGAAAAGTATAAATTTCTATATTCTCTTTCTTGAATTGCGTCTAATGTAGCCCAGCCTATGTTGTTATTTTCTACTACCAACAATGCTTCATTGTACTCTGTAGCAATGCCTACTAACATGTAACCAAATTCTTTTGGTGACAATTGACTTTTATATTCAGCCACTTGAGCATTTGTTTCTAAGTCAAATATGTGAAAGGCTGAATAGTCTTTTCCATCTCCTCTAGCCACATCTGCTACCACCATGTAATTTCTTGAATAGTCTGGTGACTCCCATATCCATAAATTTTTATCTACCCCTCTCCTTTCCATAGGTTCTACTACATGAGTAGCTAAGTAATATTCTAAATGTTCAGGATAAAAAACAATGTCTCCAGATGTAGAAAAGTCACAGTCACACTCTTGTGCTGCTAGTCTAGGATCTCCTAATTCTATATCTTGTTTGTCTCTCCAAGCTTGATCTCGTTCAGGATGAACATACCAAGGCAATTTAATTGGTAAAAAGCTGTCATTTTCATTAGATTCTGCTCTAACCCAGGTTTTATGAAACCAATTACCTGTGCCAAATGGAGTTGACAATACAATTGCTCCTCCACCTGTTGCTAAGGTTTGTTGTGCTGAAGCCCAAATTGGTTCTATATTTTCAATAAAGGCTGCCTCATCTATAATCAGTAAAGACACAGCTTCAGATCGACCAGCGTCACTCGCTGCTGAAGTTGCTTTAATTTGAGAGCCGTTGTTTAATTTTAAAGTTAACTTGTTGTTTTCATCTGCTGGTATTTTAAGCCAAGAAGGTAAATTGTCAAACATGAATTTTGTTTTAGTTACCATGTTTTTAGCTGTGTCTTGCTTGGTAGCTATACATAAAATGTTTTTGTCTTTGTGAAAGAGCATTAGCCATAGAGAATATCCTGCTGCTAATGTTGAAATACCTAACTGTCTAGATTTTAAAACTATTGAAAATGGATTGTTTTGCCATAAATTTAACACTTTAGATTGAAATGGATATAAATTGAAAATAATACGTCCACGTTGAGGATGTTGAATGTTACAGTACTTGCGCATAAAGTGGGAAGGATCCTGCGCACATTTAATGTATTCTTCTCTTATTATATCTTTTAATTCTTGCGACATTTATTTTTTTCCTATTTTCCAATATATTCTTAAACTTATGTTAGGTTGTAAATTTCCATTTACGCCTACACCTAATCCATAAACACTTTTCTTTTTAGTTCTTAATAAAAATTCAGGTCCAAAGTAATTTATGCCTGTGTTGCTTCCTACTAATCCTACACCTGTGTAAAACTCATTTTTATTTTTAATGACTGTGTTGTTTATAGTTACTGTAGGAAATTTTATAGTGTATTTTATGTTTCTAGACAGCAGTTTATTTTTAAATATTATGTCATTTATGTAAAGACTTAATGTGTCATTTTTAAGTGAATCATTGTAAACATATTTTGAATTGTAGTCATTTACAACAAACACTGTGTCTATTATTATCTCTGACATATCATGGATGTATTTTATTTTAGTTGTGTATTTTGGAATGTATGTTGCAACTTCTTTAGTAACAGTATGATAAACAGTGTCTATTGTTGTTATAGTATCATTGTTAGGAGATGTGGTGGTATTTTTACCACCTCCACATTTTTGCAATAAAATTACAATAACCAATATGACAATGATTATGAAATAAAATTTGTTTTTATTTTCAGACCAGTTCATTTTTTTTATTAATTAAAGACGTTTAAGTATAGCGTCCTTTTCAGAAGTTGAAAAACCGTTATCTTTATTGTTTATAAAAGATTTTAAAGCTGCTATTTTCTTTACTTTTTCATCTCCTTTTAACTTCTTTATTTTTCCTATAATTGTGTCAACTAATTCTTTATTTTTATTTTTCTTAATGATTTTTTCATCAGATTTTTTAGTTTCTTTGTCGTTAACTTTTTTAGCTCCTTTATATGCTTTATTGTCTTCATCTTCATCACTGTCAGTTGGTTCTTTTTCTTCTGCTTTTTCCTCATCACCCTCTTCATCAGTTTTATCAGTTATAAAGAAATCTGATCCTGGAGTTGTAGTTTCTGGCTCTTCTGCTTCAGGTTCTTCCATTTCTGGTTCTTCTGTAGTTCTAGTTAAAGATATAGCTCCTATACTTTTAAGTTCTTGAATTAAAGGATTTATGTTTGCTGATGCTTTTTTTCCTACTTTTTCAGTTAATGATTTGATTGATATGCCTTCTTCTCCTGCCTCTTCTACTGCGTTCAATAATTCACCAATCCAACTGTTTGCATATAAGTTTTTAGCAGCTGTAAATTTTTCTTGGTTGTCTACTTTAAGATTGTTAGCTTTACGAGCCATTTCTTCAAGTTCAGCTTCAGCTAATGAAGATTCAGGTTTACTTAATTCACTTTTTTTCTTGTTTAAAGCTACTATTTTTTTATCTATAGCTACTTTTTCAGCAGTTTGTGCTGCTACATCAGCGGCCATATCTTCATTCACTGACAATTCACTTATAATTTCTTCGCGAATATAATTGTATAGTTCTTTACGTTTCATGTTTGTAGTAGATTTATTTTCTTTAATATTTTGTTCTATTTCTAAAATTATTTGTAATATATTTTTAAGAGAAGTTAATCGTTTAATTGTTTCATCTTCATTTATATTTAACTTTCCATCAAATAAGTCATCAATTATATTTATTTTACTTTTATTAAAAATATCTAATAATTGATTTAAAATTATTAATTTATCAATATCAATGGTTTGTTTATTATTTTCTACTTTACTTTGTAAATCCTCTATATCTTTTTGGAGAGATTTTATTATTTTAAATTTCTCTTCCATAAGATTTTATAAATTGTTTACCTAATTCAATCATTTTATCTAAATTTTTATTATATTCATCCCATGTTTTTTGACGAATTTGAATTTCTACTTCAGATAAAGTTTTTTTAGATTTTTGTTTTGGTAGTTCATTTATAATTTCTTCGCGGATGTACTTGTATAGTTGTTTACGTTTCATGTTAAATTTTTGTTATAAATATTACAAGTTTAGATAAAACTTAATCTGCTTCAGTCTATCTTCATTGGAACCAGATATAATTCCAAAGTTAGTAATTTTGTTTAAATTAGATGAACATAAATGTTTGATTGTTTGGTCAATTTGATTTCGATAGTCAACATCTATTGTGCGCACACCATTGTCTTCAATGTTTATTCCAGCAGGACTGACATAAAATATCCAATCATACTCCTCAACAAAGCGTAAAGTATAATATTCAAATGCTAATTTATCCGTTTTATCAATGGAATTAGCGTTAAGCGTAAAAGCTATTACATCTATGATAGTACGGTCAGTTATAACGTTTTTTGCAATTAATTCGCTG